CTGCGCCTGCTCCGAAGCCACGCTCGAGCCCCCCGCCATCTTGTCGTACAACTGCGACCACGCCACGCCATCACCCTCGATGGTCTGCATCCTCGCCGACCCGTTGCCAATCTCCGAGTCCGGGGCAGTCACCCCCAAAGTGGTCTGCTCCGTCACCACATCCTCCGACAGGATGTTCAGGGCGTTGCCGACGGTGGCATCTTCACTGTAGCCGTCTTTCGACAGCTTGTTCTCGTCCAATGCCTCGATAGCAGCCTGCAGTGCATCCAGATACTCCTTAATGGAGAACTCCTCAAAATGTGCGGGATTCCATGCCCCAGCAGAGTGACCACCGGTCTTGGTCTTCCACAGGCGACGGTCATAGAATACTACGTCGTCAAGAACGTAGTCAGTTGTTGTTGAGAACACGGGATAACCCAGCGCGTTCCTTTCGATAAGCACGAGCAGAGATGCGCTCAGTGCCTGGTTGCTACGAGCCACGTCTGCTACGGCAGTGGTGGCAGTGTTACCGATGACCTTCTTCTTGGTCTTCGGGTCAATGATGTTACCTTGTACGTAAGACATAATTGTAAGTGTTTATTGGTTATAAAAAATACTTGTCGTTATTCTGAACTGCTGCTGTCCTCCTCGAACAGGCTGGCAGGGTCGCTGTTGGCCTCGAACTGCATTGCTTCTGCACCGGCTGCTGCACCTGTGCGGATGGCATTAAGGTCGCTGATGGCGTCCTGCTTGCCGCTCCAAGTTGCCTTCTCCGTGTCGCTCACTGTACGGTGGCCGCTGTCCTCCGTAAGGTCGGAAAGCGCAGATGGGATGGTGGGCTTGTTCTGCAGCTGCGTGTAGTCCGTAGTGCCAGGGTCGCCCTTCGCGCAGAGATTCGTCTTCTCGTACTGCCCCGTGAGCGGATTCCAACGATAGACGTAGTTGTCGTCGCCTATATAGTCAGCCTTGGCATTCTGCGCATCGGTCAGTGCCTGATAGAGTGCAGCCAGCACACGGGCATATTCGTCCACGAGGTCGGCGTCCGTCGGGTCCTCAGTAGCCTCGAACTCCAGCTTTTCCTCCAGCTTCGTGTCCACCTCAGTCTTGGAGTAGGTGGTGCTCTGAGGCGCGGCTGCATTTGCCTTTGCAAGAGAAGTCTGCACCGCCTCCGTCATGTCGGTAGATGGGATGCCTCCGCTGGGCTTCGTGTACTTCGCCGCAATCGCGTCGTTGATGCCACCGATGATGCCAGCCAATGTCTGTGCGTCGGTGATACCAGCGAGGAAATCCACAATCTCATTGAACTTGTCGATGATGCCGTCCGCATCCTCCGCAATCAGCGACTCAAGAGCAGCCACCTTGTTGTTAAGCGTTGTGAGGTCGGCAGGCTGGAGTGCGGTTCCTGCAGCAGTGAGCAATGCCTGCACTGCACTTGCGAGGTCGGAAGACGGAATACCTGTTGTAGGCTTCACATACTTCTCGGCATCCGTCTCGTCCATAGCGGCAAGACGTGCGGCAAGCGTGGTGTAACTGCCCTTTGCGGCGTTCATAGCGGCGTTGGCATTGTTTGCAGCCGTCTGTGCCACACCCGCTTTCTCTGTAGCCAGAGTAGCGGCGGCATTGGCATTGTCGGCAGCATCGTTGGCATCGCCAGTCGCTGTGTTGGCATGGGTCGTTGCCGTCTGTGTGGCGGCAGTGGCAGTCTGCGCGTCAGTGATAGCCTGATAGAGCACGGCCAGCACACGGGCCAGTTCATCCACCGTCTCTGCGTCCGTCGGGTCGGTGTCCGGCTCAAACTGGAGAGCGGTGTCAGCAGCTTCCAACGAAGCCTGCACGGTGGCGGTCATATCGCTCTTAGGAATACCTCCGCTTGGCTTCACATACTTCGCGTTGAGCTGCGTGGCGATGTCTGCGAGGATTCCGGCAAGCGTATCGTTGGAGCCGATACCTGCAAGGAAGGCCACTATCTCATTGAACTTGTCAATCACACCGTCCGCATCGGAGGCAACGAGGGCTTCCAGTGCGGCCACCTTCTCTGTGAGTGTCACGATGTCAGCAGGCTGCAATGCTGTACCGGCAGCGGTCAATAGCTGCTGGATGGTGGCTGTGAGGTCAGTGGCGGGGATGCCAGACTGCGGCTTCTGGTAGGCTGTATCTGCAGCCGATAACGACTGCTGCACGGATGCGGTCATGTCCGTCTTAGGAATGCCCGTGCCTGGCTTCTGATACGCGGTGTCGGCATAGCCCAACGACTGCTTCACGCTTGCAGACATGTCCTTGGACGGAATGCCCGTCGAGGGTTTCTGATACGCGCTGTCAGCCTTTTCGAGGCTCGACTGTACGCCGCTGGTCATGTCGCTCTTGGGAATGCCAGTACCGGGCTTCTGATAAGCCGTAGCACCTGCTGCCGCGCCGCTGCGGATGGTCGTGAGGTCTGCAATGACATCCTGCTTCGACTGGTCCAGCGTATTAACGCTCTGCCTCAGTGCAGAGAGCAGCGCATCGAGCGTCGTACCCTCTATACCGTTAAGGAAAGCGATAACCTCGTTGAACGTGTCGATGGCCGCCGTGGTATCCTCTGCGCCTACCAACGCATTGAGTGCGTCACTCAGAGCCTTGATGCGCTGAGAAAGCGCGGCATTGATGCCGTCAACGTACCGTTTCGCCTCCGTCGCAGTCAGCACGATATCCTTCAGCTGCGTCAGCTTTTGTAGTTGTTCTGGTGTTATCATGGGTTCGTTACGTTAATACGTTATCACGAGATAACGAGTGATTACTCCGAACTTGAACTGTCTGAAAACAGGCTTGCAGGATCTGCGTTCTCCTTGAACTCAAGTTTGTCGAGCATGGCAGTTGCAACGCCGCCGCTCTTTACAGGATTGTTGCTTGACTCCGTCGGTGTGGAATCCAATGTCTTCACACCGTCGAGAATAGATTGTACCTCGTCCTTGTTGTAGGAAAGGTAGCGGGAATTAACTTTTACGTCTGACATAGTGATTATGTTTGGTTATTAAAGAATGGTGTCCTACTCACTGCTACTGCTCGTGCCAAAGATTTCGGCCAGCGCCTCTGCTGTCTCCTCGGCTGTCACTACATTGTTCTCAATGGCCGTCACGCGATTTTCTACGGCTGTTGCCCTTCCTTCGAGTCCCGTTGCACGGCTTTCAAGGTCGGTGGCGCGTCCTTCCAGAGCAGTTGCCCTATCCTCCACATCTGTTACACGTTCTGTGAGTGCAGGCATGTCGGTATGCAGCAACTTGCGCAAGTCCTCCATCTCATCTACGGAGATAACATCCGTCATCGTGACGGTGAAGTCCTCCCATCCGCCTGGCTCCGTGTCACCTTCCCAGGAGTGCGGCACGAGGCGGAACATCTGTCTGTCGCTCGAAGCCATGCCTGCGGCACCTTTGTTGAGAATGACCTTCAGAGTATAGAGTCCCGTGTGCTTCTGCATGGCACCGAGGTAGGTGGCCGTCACCTGATTGCCGCTGATGCTCCAGCGAATGTCAACGATGTGACCGTATGGGTCGTAGAGGATGATGGTCGTGTTCTCCGGAGTCAAGAGCGTGCCGCCCTTGTTTATCTCGACAAAAAACGAAATCGGCAGGTCGTTGCCTATTCGGTAGTTAGGGATAGTAGTCATGGTTGTGAGTAATCTGATTTATCGCCAAGATAAGTAATTGTGTTGTTGCGGTCAAGGGAGAAGAAAACGCCATCAGGTGTTTATGTTTGTTCCGATTTTATATAATGCTGTTATACGTTGCGCGTTTATGCTCTACAACATAGACAAAATTTGCGGTTATCTTCAAATTTTGTCGTACCTTTGCCGACGAAATCACAAACTTTGGAGCAGGAAAAGGACAGAAGCACTCGAAGCCTAACTTTCCACATTAAGAGTATCGTCCTGGCTTGCAGCGGCAAGCCCAAAGCTCCAAATGTTCCAAAACAAAAAGACCCATGCTGTTACCGACAATGACACCAGAAGAGAAGGTGGGGGAGATGCACAAAGTGCTCCCCCACCTTTACAAACACGCAAATGAATGGCTTCACAGGAACATGCAGCGGTTCATCCGCACGAAGATGTTTCCTGCGTGTTATACATCCGACTTTGACCTGACACAGGAAGGGCTTGGAAAGTGGACGCTTGCCACCATTGCCGAGAGCAAGAGCAACATGCGCAAGGGCGTTGCCACGTTCCGCGCCTACCAGACCTACCACGTCTCACACGCCATGAACCCGCTCAACAATGGGACGGGCATCTATGAATTGGTGGCAAATGACATGGGAGATGTGAGTTGCCATGAGTTCACGCCGCACTACTTCAATCGCCTCCGCGAGCGCTACATTGCCCCAAAAGGCATAGACCAACCGCCTTTCTCCGAACTGGTTCGCCGAATGGAGTGCGAACATTGGTCGTCGATGGATGCCACGATTAAAGGATTTCGCTATAAGAGAGACGAGACAGGCAAGTACGCCCTTGTGGAAGACCACGACATTGACCGTCAGCCTGGATTCGACAATCTTGTCACCTACCATCGCGACGGCATCAGCATGGGCGTGTCTGGAGCTGGGAGGCTCTATTTCCTATTCCTCACCTATGTCCCAAACGACCTGCTCTATCCCGACCAGGTGGCGGAGCAGAAGCGTAACCTCATGGAGCTGCGCGGATATGAACTGAAGCAGCGGTTCAACCCGTTTGCTACGCTCAATCGCAAGGAGTGGATGACAAGGGAACTGAAATGAAGCGAAAACGCAAACGTAAGCCAATCTATGTAGCCGAACCTCAGTATGTATTCGATGAACTGCCAGGTTACATGCAAAAACGCTATTTACATGGACAAGGCTTTGTAGATGTGAGACCAGAGATGACAAGGCAACACTACCCATACAACGTGCAGCCCGTCTTCGGCCACACACCGACATACGACAGCTACGGCAAGGCGTGGATTGACCGCGAAGAGGACGGCCTTTTCATTCCGCTATCGGATTACGAGATACGTTACATGCGACGTCTCTCAGCTCAGGAAGCCATAAGCGAGTTTGAGCGGGCGCAGTTGCTGGAAGATGCGGAGAAAGAGGCACGCCGAAGACAACTTAAAGAATTGGCCAAGAAGAAACGAGAGAATCGCTATCTGTGGAACTACCTTCACAATACAGGGCTATGGTACGAAGCACTAAAGGCCGGTTGCCACCTCGGTTGGCTCTTCCATAAGATTGCGGGGAAAATAGAACTCTAAAGCATGTAAATCAGTCAGTTCGCCGTGTTCCGTTTATCGTTTTTGCTGTTATTTGTTTTCTCTTTATGTTGTAGAGCATATAGATTTCTCTTTGTCGCTTTCAAATTTTGTCGTACCTTTGCACCCAAACTTCAATTTTTGTTGTTACTGTCACAGCAAATATGAAACATTGGTATATAAAGATAAAGAACCTATGGACTGCTTTGTTTGGTAAGCCGGTTATGACCGACGAGGAGAGGGAAAAGCTCCGCACGGAACTGGAAAACAAGCAGGGTGAGATAATGGGCTTACAGACGCTCGTTGAGAACCTTCGCGAAAGGCTTCGTGACGCAGAGGAACAGATGCAACAGTCAGACCGAAAGCTCGGGCAAATGATGAAGACGAAGCAGATGTTCGACAAGATGAACAATAACCTTTCAGACCTTGTGCTTGCGATGCAAGTCGGGAACGAAGAAAGTGTGCGTGATGTAACGGAGCACTTGTCTTGGAGCAAAGACTTGACGGCAATCGCCCAATGTTATCTCTCATTAGTGCAGCGCAAGGACGAGTTGGAGAGACATGCAAAAATGGCTGCGAAGCAAGATGATAATTTTAATTTCGACTAAACCATAACTACAAAATGAAAAGTGCAAGGATTCGGAGGCGGAACAAGCAAGGATTCGCCGGTGTTGGAAGCTACAAAGGACTTGGTGAGAAACATCAGTATGGCAATTACAAAGACTATAAAGATGCCCCAGACTTCGTGCATCGAAGCTACGTTGAATATGCCAAACGCTTCGGATGTAAGCATCCAGGGAGTAAACGCCACGCCCAACTCAAACTCTATATGAAACCTGTAGTACAATAACGAAACAAAGACAACATGAAATCGGATTACATCTATTTCGGCGACTCTGGACTTACGAGTACGAGCGCCAACCATGTGGCAAACATGGCAAAAGAGAGTGTGCAAAAGACAATCAACGACTTGGATGCGGTTAGTTTCTATGGTACAACCGTGAGTCTTCTCAGCGGTGGAACACCACAGCAAGCAAAGATAGGAAGCAAGCGCGAAGAACTTGATGACATCCAAAGATCCTTGGAAGCTATTGGAGAGGCTAATTCTCTCTGCGCATGGCTCCGCGAGGCTATCAAGGCCCGCGAGCGCCTCCTGGCAGAAGTGAAGTCCACGACGCTTGAATGCTACTGCAAGGACGTTCTCGGTGGTATTGACGTGCCTAACCCTGATACGAATATCACATCTTGGATGAAGGAGAAAGGCTACGCACAGCCTGATATCAACGGAGATTTCCTGGATGTTGAGACTCCGATAGCTGTCCGCTTTTCAACTGCCAGCCGTATCGGTAAGATGTGCAAGAAGTTCAATCTAACAATGCCTACCGAACCAAGCATTGAAGCCCCAATGACAGAGGATGAATACATGTCCACGCTCTCGGTTAAAGAACGCAACCGATTCCTTATGCTTGAGGCGAAGGCTGCGTCCATCGGAAAGTTTATCCATAAAAATGGACACCTCTATGAGGAAAGGGAGACACTGCGAAAAGTCATTGCAAACCCAATCAGAACAAACGGAGAAGGTGAAAACACTCTCATCTACCGCTTTGAGCCATCTGTATCACAAAATGATGTGGATTCGATGTTTTTCCGTCTCGCTGCCGAACACCGTGCAATACAAGCCGAACTGAATGGTCTGTTAGCGGAGAGAAGCCGTACCATTGAAGCAGACAAACAAGAAAAGGCGGCCCGTTACCAGAAAGCTTGTGATGAGTTCAACCGTGAGATGAGCGTGCTGCAGGACAAGCTCAATGCCTATATGTTTGAAGAATGTAAAAAAATGAGTACCATACAAAGTGATTACGATGCGTGGAGCACTCAGCAGAAGAATCGCCATAAGGAACTGTCGGCAGAACTTGCAGCATGGAAGCTTACAGAATCCAAGCGCATCGCCAACCTTGGTATCATCATCCCAAACGAATTACGAGACATCTACGACCGCGTAAACGGACTTGGAAAATAACCTCGTGGAGAGCCGCGAGGTACAGTTGCTCTTTGAATTGTTGGTACAGGTAGCCGCAGACTGAAGGTATCTACTGCGAAACTGCGGCGCACCGACGTCGGAAGTGGTTTTCTTGACACCTTACTCACACCGAGGGTCGCGGGTTCGATTCCCGTATCACGTGTTCCGTGATTAGCTCAGCTGGTTAGAGCATTGGTAAAAGTAAAGAAGTTTGCAGGTTCGAGTCCTGCCTTGGTACTCGTTGCCAAGTGGCGGAATCGGTAAACGCGCGAAATTGCGGATTTCGTACTGAATAAACCATAAACCACAATCACGTTGCGACACGAAACTCTTCCATTCGTGGCCGTGTGGCTGTCGCCTCACGAAAAGATTTCGTTCTCGACAAGTGTCGTAACGGTTCTTGCTCTGGTTGCCGGTCTTGTCTCTGACATCACCGCCGCCGTCAGGCCTGTGCCATTTGGACCCATAGTTCAATGGATAGAACGAGTGGCTACGGACCACTTGATGAGGGTTCGACTCCTTCTGGGTTCACAGATAGTCAAACATTAAGTGGAAGGCACTGTCTTAGTCTTTCAGCAGTGTCAGAGTGAGTTTCTATTCTCATGATCGTCCCACCAAGTCAAACCTGGGTAGGCCGATAACGGTACGGGCAAGAAACTGGTGGGAGTTTTCAAGAATGAAAGCAAAAGATAAATCGTGATTAGCGAACAAGATATACAGATTATTAACGCTGTGCCGTTGACGGATGTCATGTTGGCATGGGGACTGGTTCCGCACACAGAAGCCAAGAACGGCTCGTGGGCGGGTTACTTGTGTCCGTGGCACGACGACCATAGGCCATCGCTTGTTGTCGATAAGACGCTACGCAAGGGAGCCACCGACCTCGGTTTCAAATGTATGGCGTGTAAGCAGGAAGGCTTCGGGGCCATACAACTTGCCGCCCGACTTATGGGTAAGCCTGCGGGTCAATTGTCTGCTGATGACTTCAAGGAGGTTGCCTGCGAACTGGCCGAGCGAATGAATATTGAGACGGAGGACTATATCCCGGGAAGTGAACGTCTGCGTTCCGTCATCATGGGGCCAAGTGAGTTTCGCGAGCATGAGCCACAATATCAGGAATGGGATGGCGGACAACCCATCTTCGAGCAAGGAGAATGGACGGTACAGGGACTGAAGGCACTTGGCCTGCGCGTGGAACAGGCGATGCAGAAGATAAAAGCTGCGGATGGTTCGGAAGACTCAGACACTCCGCTTGTAAGGATTGGTGATATGTTAGCACAATTCGACCCTGATACCGGCGAGGCGCTATACCGCTGTTCGCTTGGAAGGGATTTCTACCAAGATCCTAAGAAAGCCGAAACACGTACCATAGCAGAATGGGGTAGGGAACTGGAGGAACGATTCCATATCTTCCCCGTTAAGCGCTTTATTAAGTTGCAGGAGAACGAAGAAACGCATGGATACTTCGTGCTTATTGTCAATAGTAATCCAAGTTACCCCATCTTTATGTTCCGCTATCCTTTCGGCATCAAGAAATATGAGCCGCTGACGAGAAAGCCAGGCACGAAATGGACGTGGTGGAACTTGACAGAAAACGCAGACCTTGAGCACAGGTATTATGCCGATAGCGACTTGGAGGATTATTTGGAGGGAGTTAAGCCCACACAGGACCCGCGTCACCCGTTCGTAGAAACGGAGAAGGGCAAAGACGGTAGTCCGGTTAAGATACGCTTCGAGCGCGTTGTCTTGTGTAGTGGTCCTCGTGATGCGCTCCAGGTGTGGGCACACTCCACCGCTCATGTCGTATGGCTGCACAGCGAGTCAAGCGGCTTCGACCAAAAGGGCAGCGGGACGGTACGGCCAAATCGTTGGCTTAGGGGCTTCATTAAGAAATTGCTTGGTGTGACTGTCGAAGGTGGACTCTATGTATGCTATGACGAGGATGCAACAGGACTGGCAGGCTCGCAGGCAATAGCACTGAACGACCCGCAAGTACGGTGGCTTAGACTGCCAGCAGAACTTACACAAATCCAGAATAGTCAGAATAAGGATTATCGCAAACCACTTAAAGATGTGACCGACTTCATCACGCACTTTGCTGAAGTGGAGCGGTTGATGCCGGCAGATGTGCAGCACGACGACCCGGTAGAGTGGTTCGACAACGCACTTTTCGACACGCCTACATGCCAGTTCTGGCAGTGGGAGAGCGAGCGCAAGGAGAAGGACGGAACATCAAGGAACCGTTATAAGTTCGACCTGCGAAACGTCCCTGTCTTCCTCCGCGCCCGTGGCATGGTGCGCAGCACGATGGCACAGGGCAAAGCATCGTTCAGTCGCTTCTTCCTGCTTGGCAACGACCACACATACGCCGAGTGCTTCCCAGGAGAAAAGGGAGCAAACAAACTCGTTGCATTGGCTCGCGACCTGATGGCAGAATGGCTAAAGGCACACAAAGAGCAGAATGATAAGAAGGGCGCACTTAGCCGCGCAATCTATAATGCAAAGCTGGAGCAATCAACACTGGAAGTCATAGAACAGATGAACTTCGACGACAAGAGCTTCGGCAATGACTTCGACCACTTCTTTTTTGAGAATACAGCCGTCAAGGTAACAAAGGATGGCATAGAGACTATACCATATAGCCGGATGCGATGGTGGACTAACCGCGAAGGTATTATGCCTGGTAGTTTTGTCGCGATTCCACAGTCTTGGCGCGTCATCGTCAATCCTCAGTACGCATCACAACTCGATGCTCACGAAGAGATGATGAAGACGCTCAAGACATCAGAAGAACGCGCTCAGGAGAATATGCGGTGGGACGCATGGAGTTCACTCTGGCATTACAAACTCATCTTGGATAAGCCGCTCGATGAAATGCCACTCCACTTCCGCTTTCTATACAATAGCATAAGGATATGGTGGGAAAAGGAGGCGCTTGGTGACAAACTGACTGCAACCGAAAGACAGATGCAGGACATGTACTTCATCGCTGCCGTTCACGCGCTTGGCTCTGCACTTGTCCGTCACAGAACACGAAGCCGCCAACAATTCGTACATATTACAGACAATGGCACGCGACGGGAGGAACTGGCCAGCGGAGGCACTGGAAAGTCTGCCTACCTTGACCTATTGGCTCTCGTCCGCCCTGTCTTAAAGATAGACGGTAAGGCGTTGGAGGGTGCAAATATCTCACTTACGCAGGAGTTGGCAAAGGTGGTGCCAGGACTGCACTCGATTGTCTGCCTCGACGAATTGCCAATGGGTTTCTCCCCGAAGAGCCTGTATAACCTCACGGCATCCCTCACAGCACGCGGCCTCTACCGCGAGAGCATGACACTCGAAGGCGATGATGTGCCGAAGTTTGTCGTAGCAAGCAACGAGCAGATAGACCTCTCCAGCGAGAGTACCAGCCGAAGAACGTACCAGCTCTTAGTGAGCGACTACTACCACCCAAGAAGCATGGACGGCTCACGCCCTGCCCATACGCCATCCGACGACTTCGCAAAGCAGTATCACATTGACGAGGTGGCAAGAAACCTTCCTCCTGTCTTGCTGAAAGAAGCCCGCAACCTCCTTCTTGCCTGCGTCCAAGTATTCTTCCAGTTCCCAGACGAGACCATCCGCCCACCAAAGGATAGCCGCGCCATGCTTCGTCAAGCACTGGCAGCATCAAAGGATAAGCAGTTTACACAATGGATAGACGACTACCTAAGCAAACCATACCACAGAGCACAGCCAATCGCTCAGCGTGAATTAGCAATATCACTCTTGGACTACTGCGGCATTACAGTAGGGCAGAAAACTATAGATTCGGCGTATGCCCGCATCCGTAAAAACATGGATGACTATCTTCGTACCAGTGCCTATGTCTGCAACCCGCCAGTAGTATTGCTTACTGCATCAGACCGTAAGACAGGATTCCGTCAATGTGCCGCATGGCAGCATCCAAAAGGACCAGATGGTTACAGCATAGCTACTGACGACAAAGGCAATCGCTTGCCGCGAGTGAAGACTCCTCCATATCCGAAGGTGTATTACTTCTACCGCAAGAGCGAGGTTCCGCGTCACTTCTATGACCCAAAACATGCAGGTGACAAAGATTACGTTCAGGGAGCTCCTGATATAGACCCAGAAACAGAAACTCTATGAACCGTAATAATACTGGACTCGTAAACAAGAAAAATGGATCTGTGATTGTCATCCGCAAAAGCTGCTTGACTGGCAAGGTGGTATGGATATACAAAGGCAAGAACAGGCACGCCGCTCGGACGGCATATTATAGGGCATGTAGAGAAGAAGCAAGACGCACGCGCAAAGAGAAAGAAACAAAGGTGCAGCGCAGGAAGAATATACTAAAAGTGCTGGAGGATTGTCTGGAGGAGATTCCAATCACGGAAGCCCTCACACCCAAACAGGTCGAGGCCGCCAGGCAAATGCGCAACATCAGCAATGAAGATATAGGCAGTCATAGAGAGTTCTTCGAGCACATCATGGAAGAGCGTCGCCGTCGGAAACAAGACATGAAGATACGGCAGCAAATGAAGCTCAGAAATAACAATAATAACACAAACGAAAAGATATGAAGAAAACTATCCCAATCATCCTTCTACTGGCATTTATTGCTATATGTTTCATTATTCCGGCTGTTTTGCCAACATGGTTCACTCATGGCATTATGCTGATTATCCTTTTATCCATACTTGCATTGGAAGGGACGAAATTCAAAGAACTTCATAACGATACCAAATAAGTTTGTCACCTATGAAGAAAACTATTGACCTTGGCCCGCGCATCGAATATTTTGGCGTATTGCAGACATACGTTCAGCAAGGGCTACTTGAAATATTGCCGGCAGCTAATGAAGCCTATATTACAGCGGCGGCACTCTATAGTCTGTCCTATACCAGCGACATTGACAAGAAAGTCATGGAAGCAGAGCAGGCAGGCAACAAGCGTGAGCGGCAACGACTCCTTGCCGAACAGTTCCACTCGCTTACCAAAACAACCGAGGATATATGTATATATTCCAACTTCCTCAATGCGGCAGCAGAAGGGTTCAAACAATACCAGCAGGCATCTGAACTTGCAAAAGATACCCCCGCATCTTCTACGGCAGTCCGTCAAGCCGATGAGAATATGCGTAAGCCGCAATCCGTGAATCGTAAAAAAGGAACTTGCTTCGCATTGCATGTCGTGGAAGATAGTAACCCGCATACACTTCTCTATACTATTATCATTACAAAGACCCGCCACTGGTTCAGTCCGTGGAGGGTAAGTAATGAATACGAACTGATAACCTACTAAGCATTCCCATTCATTATGCCAATAGAGGAACAACCCAAACGCCGTGTTCACATGCCCAAGAGCATCATAGAACAATGCGCCATAATAAAAGATAAGGGCTATAAACCTGCATCAATAAGTAGGGCCAAGTCATACGCTCGAAATCACTTAACAGGTTTCACACAAAGACAAAACGAATTTGTGGCTAACCTTCCGAAACAAACACTGCCTGTTTCATCGAAAGAGAAGTCTATCGTCTCAAAACCGATACACGAGCTTACTAATAAGCAGGCATACGAATTTGCCATGCGTCAGGCACTTGAAGCAAGCGACAGCATCCGTATGAGTGTTGAAGAGATTCAACAGTACGCAGCAGCTGTCTATTGGTCTATCAGATACTTCAATGACCGTGACCCCAAACATAAGGAATATATGCGCTTTGTTGAAGAATGTCGTAGAGCACGTGAAGAGGCAATCCTGCGAAAGAAACAGGAAATTCTATCCAAACAGAAACCAGACTTAATTGTTAAATAATAATCACTTAAATTCTAATCATTATGCAAATTTTCAAAGGTTTTCTCAAGGCGGCTGCTACAAGCCTTGTTGTATTGACAGCTATGATTATGTCAGTACATTTTATCGGTGAGTTATGGACAAATACCATCTTGCTTATTTTAATTATTATCTGTATCGTTTTCTCATTCCAACTTGGCCTCCATGAAAAGAAGAAGATTGAACTTCACATTGAAAAAGAGGATATCGACATTGATGGCGTTGCGGAATTTATGGAGAACTATGGGCGTATAGCGAAAATGGGTTATATGTCGCTCTTCAAGTCCGACAATGAACAACCTTCCTATGCAGAACTCAATGCCGAGCAACAGGTGATGAAGAGCGAGGAGAATGAACTGCGTACCCGTCTCGCAGAGACTATTAAATTCAAGGATAGCGACACATTCAAGTCCTGGGAAGAAAAGAAGCAAAATGCCTTGCTCCGACAAATTGGAGCCATGTCGTTCTATCACCTCACGATTCTGACTCGCTGTTCTATTGAAGGTGTTTTGTTGCCTAAAGAAGGCACAAGCAGTTCTGACGGACAAGATAGTTCATCCAGTAGTCCAGACGACTCATCAAGCGACGACAATTCATCTTCGTCCGGCACAAACTCATCATCATCATCGGATAATTCTGATTCTTCTGGTTCATCAGATAGCTCATCATCTTCATCTTCCCAATCATCTTCATCCTCTTCCTCTTCACATTCCTCCTCATCTGACTATTGATATAGGTTCATCAGAGGACACTGGTTCCGCTATCCGGAATGGTCGTAAACCAGCACCAGACAAATAGCCACAATAACGGTGGTTATGTTTAGTTGAACCTAAACATAACCACCCCACCATAAATTTTCAATCAAATAATGAAGCCAGAAAACTATATACCGATACAAGATCCTGACGAACAGCGTCTGCGCCGTAAATTCGCTATTATTGCTATGCGTGGGATGCTTGGTAATGAAATGTTTATGCACGGGATTCAGACCCGTGTTGCAAACCAAGAATCTCTTCCAGAGTATATCGCCGACTATTCAGTTCGCTTTGCAGATGCACTCATTGAGAAGCTGAAGCATTAACAAGTATGTTGCAGAACATAGTTGCCCCCGCACTTTTCTTCATCAAATAATAGTATCTTTGCACCGCTCTATCTTATCGACGAGGTATTATTATGCCCGAAGAGTACCTTACTGGGTCCTCTCGGAAGGGCATAATAATCCCGCGTCTAAGATAGAGCAAACATAGACACCGAGAGACCCATTTATTATGTAATAACTCTTAAAAACTACAAGATGAAGAAAACGATTCTGTTATTAGCAGCAACATTCATGTTTGCAGCCTGCGAGAAAGTTGTCGTTGACCCAGCCAGCGGCACAAGTGAACAATCGGAACAAGCAGCCGAACAGGGCAAAACGAAGAAATTCACCTTCACTTTGAAGGGTGATTTCTCGAACCAGTGGAAGCCTATTACCAGAGGTTATCTCCAAGCCGACGGCAAAGACCTTACAGATGTGTGGGTGCTGGACTATGACGGCGCAGGGAACTTGCTGCAGCAGTTGCATCAAGATGACAATACCAGCGAGGACTTCGGCAAACCCGTCCTCAACCTTGCCTACGGTCAGCATCATGTCTATTTCATTGCCAGCCGAGGGCAGTCGCCTACGCTCAACACAGAGACGAAGACGATTTCCTTCACAAAGGTACTTGATACCTTCTACAAGGATTATGAAGTAAGTGTCGTTTCGACAAGCAATGGCAACAGGGCTGTGACACTGGACCGCGTTGTTACTCGTCTGCGCCTCACCTTTACCGATGCAATCCCAAGCAATGCAGCGACGTTTAATGTGGCTCCAGCTGTCTGGTACTATGGTTGGAACTATCAGACTGGTGCGCCTGCTGCATCCGCAAGCAATCAGGCCGTTGTGGTCAATATCCCCTCTTCCAGCATCGGCAAGACTGGCGAATATGTGAACGTATTCGGTTTCTCGGCAGCTACCGAATGGACTACCGACATCAACTTCAATAGCAAGACCAGCGGCGGCGACGTGATAGGTCAGGCCACCATCACAGCTGCACCATTCGTAGCCAACAGGAGCACGGAGTATTCAGGCCCTTTGTTCGGTAGTCCCGATAGTGAGGTCACGATGGGATTGAGTACCGATTGGACTACTCCAGTCACGGGGACATGGTAACACTCCAGCGTCTCCGTACAATCATAGACAACGAGATACACCGTCACCTCCCTAATGCCATAGAATTGCGGATGCCTGGAGAAACACTTGTTTTACCAGTAAGCTCCGAAGCTGTAGCAAACGAAATTCTTGTGAGAGGTGTTGAAGAGGTGGAACTTGTCAACATAGGAACGTCGTTGATTGGCGAAGACTTTATATACGCATTGTCGATAGAGATTAAATGATAGCGTCCAACGATTATCTCCCTTGACGGTCTCTTCGTTTTGCCCTATTTTGGGGATAAACGAAAACTGTAGAATATGATTAACTCCTGTAAAGAATTTGCATTGAGCGATGTCGCCGCTATTGTCGCTATCCCTGTTGCCAACTATACGCCAGATGGTTCGATAACCATCTCCCCTACTATCGCATCCACAAGTTTTGAACCAACTCTCGATACATCAGTTATAACTATTGGGATAGCCGCAGAGGTGGGGTCTTTGATACCAATAAAGCACGCTACGGGGAAAGTCAAGGATTCAGAACAACTATCTGTCGCAGGAAGGCTACATACCGTTAGCGTTGATTGCGAGGTAGATGACCGCGATGGTGACGTTTGGACTCTTCTGCAAGCATTAGAACGCACACCAGCACATCTTGTCCTTATGTCAAGAGAAGGTACAAAGTTTTTTGTGCAGGGTTCGGATGATACCTACCAATGCACAGTCGGTCGCGACGGAGAGAAGACTACTGTCAGCTTTAAGGTCCAATGTATAATGGGACTGCAACTAATCGTATGAAGTTGACATGCCATTCTACAGAAAGAGCCGCTACACATCACGTGCTGCGGCTCTTTCTTCTTTACGACTAAACTAACAATGAGAATTACTTCTGTCTTTTGATGAGTTCGATGTATGTTTCTCTTAGGTTATTGATAACACGCTGGTTCGATGTGACAAGGGCAGTGAAATGACCATTATAGTTGATGTTTACATTGCCCCAAACGGCAAAGTCCGGGAAAATGATTGCCGTATCATTCTGTTGGATATTATAAGCCTGCAAACGGTCTCCATACGGATTATCGGTTAGCCACTTCGATGCAGCAGGTGACTTTTTCTTGCTTAGGTCTGTTATGAGTGTGAGTCGGGAAATGACGTTCATCGTTCCTTTTCCGTTTCGACGTGCTATTGTCTTATTGAGTTGCTGTGCCAGCACTTCTGCAGCAGCATTGGGTAATGACGGGCAGACAAACAGCAAAGGAGTGTCAGCATAACGTGTGAGTGCAACTGGCAACAACTCTGCAATGGACAGGTCACCAAAGCCGTGAAACATTCTGGTGCCGTCTGCCCCAATCTTATCTCTCAACGCAGGCCATTGCTTCTGCGTACAACAAGGTTCAATCTGAAACATAATGAATAACGTAAAAACGGAGGGTGTGCAGCTCTCACCTACACACCCTCTGCTTGTAATTAGAGATTAGTCAGTGATTGTGATGTTGTCGGAAACATCGTCAAGGAGGCTGCTGGAACTCGGGTCGTCGTCGTTCTCAATCTCGCCGTACCACTTCATGACAGGATAGAGCTGGTAAGCGCAATTGACCGTAAAGGTCTGACCGTGATCGTCAGAACGGTTTGCGCCGCTGTCAGCAGCTACGCTATACTCTGTCTCGCCGAAAGGATTACCGACTACCTTATACTCCTTACCCTTAGCAGTTACCTTGCCAGTTGGGAAGAAGAAGAGGTTCTTGTCTGTATTGTGGAGAATACGGCTTACATAAGCCATATCATCCTCGTTCAGCTCAACTCGGCCTGTACCGGTGTGAGAGAAGCCAGAACCCATTGGGTTGGACTCCGATGTCACCTGCCCTGTCTGACCCTTGAAATCGATGCGGAAACCCTTCAAAGCAGCGTTCGCACCTGCCTTTGGGGTAATCACATACTCAGGAGCACCATCGTGAACACCAATGCTGGTGATATGGTCGCTATCCAGGGGCACTACATATACGCAGTTGCTAAGACCTGCAGGATTCTCCTTGCATTGTGCGCCAGAGGAGAGTACGTTTTTAAGATTACATGCCATAACGTATGATAATTAAGAATTTGTAATTTATAGTCTTTGTGATTGTCAGAGGGCGGGGCTTTAGCACCCAAAGTGTTAGTCACCCCGCACACCTCCGACAGTTAGAGGGTTAGTGAGAGCTGGAAGAATCAGAGGAATCTTCTGCCTCGAACTGAGCCACGAGGTTCACAACGCCACCGCTGAAGGTGTAGTTGTAGGGGTTAGCGGTTGCACCATCGCTCCAACCTGCGAAGACATAGTTGGTCTTCGGGGTAGCTGTTACGGTGATGATATCACCCTCTGCATAGAGTTCCTTCTGACCGCTTGTGATAGCAACGGTGCCCTTCTCCTCGTTGCCGGACTCAACCGTGAAGATGTCTGCAACATAGTCGCCTGCGGGAAGAGCGAGAGGTGTGTTGACAGCATCGTTGGTGCAGAACAGCTTGGCACTGTAGTCGCGAATGCGACAAGCCTGAGCGGTCTGTACTTGATAGTCGAACAGGTTGTGGTCGTCGCTGTTGCGCTCAACTGTGATGTTGGCCTGGCTCTCGGGACGGATGTCACACACATACTCCAGGTTGCCAGGAACAGTAGCGATGAGCTGGCCGCCCTTACCCATTGCACTGTGGCTGATAAGGGTGATGTTGCTCATGGTGGCGAACTTCCAACCCTCGGTGAGCACACTGGGAGAGAGCTGAGGATGAGTCAGCATGTAGCCCTCGATGCACAGGTCGCAGAACTCGCGGCTTGCATAAATGAGAACCTCGTCCTTTGCCATGAGGTCCGGATGCAGACCGTTGACGAAGGCTTTGAAGATGGCATAAACCTGCTGTGCGGTCTTGCCATTGATGCCACCAGTCTCTACCATATTGCCGATGGCGGTAGAGATATAGCCCTTTGTGATAGCCTTGGCAATCTTGGTGTAGATACCATCGTACAGAGAGAGACCGAGCTTCACCTGATTTTCGGTGGTTTCGGGGAGGGTGGCGTTAGCTTCGTTTCCGAAGAAGAAGTTAGCGCGTACATCCTCAGCGTGACGCTTTGCGATGCGGTCTGTCAGGAAGGCCGTCTGCTCTGCGTTGGTCGTGCCATCAGGATTAACGTGGAAGGGTTCCTTCTCACGATACTGCTGCACGTTGTCCTGTGGATGAGTAACTGCGAGAATCACCTTTGCAGGGTTCTCTACCATCTTGCCGAGCTGTACCTTCTTGACAGCACCGGGCTTGTACTGGCGTGCTACCAGTCCCTTGTCATTGAAGACAAAGAGTTTGTTGACGTTCTCAACGTCTGTGGTGACGGTGATTTTCAGGTTCTCAAGCATCTTGTCGTCCAGCATGGAGGCACGGAAGACGAGATCGGTCTGAGTCTGCTCAGTCACTGTCTGCACTTGCGAAAGATTAACTGCGTAAGCCATAATGATTGGTTTTAGTTAATGAATAATTGGGTTTATAAATCAGATTTCTTCTTTTGTCCGCAATATATTGCAGGGGCTTCGTTGCTTCAAGGGAGACGTGTGGGGTGTCCTTTGGTATCTACCTCCGCAATGAACGATTAGTGGCGATATGTCTTGCGCTTCTCGTCTTTCTCGCGGATGGCAGCCTTCATCTCATCGAGAGACATTCCAGGCTTGATAACACTCTTGATTCCGTTGCTCTTGGGAGCATCGCCGGTGCCGTTGTCGGCTGGAACACCTGCTGTGCCATCAGTCATAGGTGCTGTCGTTCCGGCAAGTTCCTTAATCTCGGCTTCTTTCTCGGCGAGCAACTTCTTCTGGCTCTCAACGGTAGCCTGAAGGTTCTCGATGGTCTTGTCACGCTCTGCAATGGTGGAATCCTTTTCCTCAGCACCTTTCTTCAGCACCTCCATATCAGCCTGCAATTCCTCGATGGTTTTGTCGCGGTCTGCGATAGTGGTATTGTTGGCTTCAAGAGCCTCCTTCAGTCCAGCGATGGTCTTGTCTTTTTCCTCGACAAGAGCCTCGGCGTTGTGAAGTGTCTCGGTGATTCGGTCAATTTCAGCTTCTGCGTTGGCAAGTGCTTGGGCATCTGCGGGAGCACCTTCGGTGTCATTGTCGGCAGCACCTTCCTGTGTACCTTCGCCAGCTCCTTCTCCATCACCGGAACCATCACCAGAGCCATCGCCTTCACTGACTCCTTCTCCTTCTCCAGTACCTTCGCCTGCGCCTTCCTGATCGCCATCTCCAGTACCTTCCTGAGAACCTTCTCCAGCACCCTGCTGGGCACCTTCGCCAGTTCCTTCCTGGGCAGCCTGAGCTCCTGCCTCCTGGCCTTCCACCTGTGCTGCCTCGTCGTTCTTCTCGGCGGCCTTTGCTGCTTCAGCTTCGGCGGCCTTCTTCTCTTCTTGTGTCATGTTACTATTGTTTTTGGGGTTTGCGATTTCGTGAGTTTCTGGGCCAAACATTCCGTCAACAGACTTCTTGACCTTGCCGTTGTCAATAGTCAGCTCTTCTCCTGCATTTGCAGCAATAGCCGATTTCTGTTGGTCGTTAAGCTTTGCCATTTCCGCATTCTCTTCTGGAGATTCAGGAGCTTCCGAAGATTCCTGACCTTCGTCGGCCACTGCGGTGCGGGCTGATGGAAGTGTGCCTCCTGCGAGTTCAAAGACTGCCTCAATAGCACGTGTGTAGTCGCCAATTTCGTCAACAAGTGCGCCCATGACATCCTGTGCGTCGAAGGTCATTCCTGTCAGGTGTTCTTCCTTAACGAGAGGGCGGTTCTGGCGGACAGTTTCGCGGAACTCTTCGCCAAGTTTATCCAACTCGGCTTGTAGTTTCTCCGTCTTGCCGTCGCAGGCTTCACGATACTCTGCATTCTTATCAGGGGATGTAACACTCACAAGTTCGATGTAGCGATAGCCGTCGCTGTCAACGGTTCCGTTTGGAACACCCCAGAATGCGCACATGGTCCCGATGCAGCCCATCGTGTGCCGACCGTTCATAACGATGGTACGGTCACAAAGGCTTGCTACGAGTTGTCCTGCACTGCAACACAATCCATCCACCCATGCCACGGTTGGCTTGCCTTTCTCGCGGCAGTCAGCGATAGCCTGCTCATAGTCAATGCGGGCGCTGGCTGCGCCACCAGGTGTGTTGATGATGAAGATGTGTCCCTTCACCTGTGGAATGGTGTTGGCATACAGAATCTGGTCGCGATGGTCTTTGGATCCGTAGCTGCATCCGTCGCCGTCGCGGGTGACGGGTCCGTCTATCATTACTACGTTGATGATTTCGTCATCATCCTGTAACTCCTCGTCGCGCCAATAAAGCCGGTTCTCTATGCGGTGGATATTTCCGACATAGAGTTTGTCATCAAATCCCCGATTCTTTGACAGGAAGTAGCCTTGCTGCTTCTCGCCCTCAAAGGACTTACCGTTGACAATGGCATCGCGTATGATGTCTGCGTACCTCTGCGCAACATCTACGGACATGTCATAGAAAGTCTCCTGGAAATAGGTTCTGTTTAACATAATTGTTTGGTTTGAAATTTCGTTTTTCGGCAATATATGTTATGGTATGGAATAGGTCAAGGGAAAGGTTTGTATAGGCCTTTTGATGCAGATGATTAGGTCTCCCTTGACGGCATGGTTTTTTACGCATATATTGCCGAAAAACATTCAACAAAACACATTATTATGGTTAGTAAAATTCAAAATGGAGACTACCTGAAACGGTTCTCAAACATGACTATTGCAGAGCAACAGGCATACCTGAAAAATGTTGCAGAATGGCTGGATAAGAGAACTATCCTCACTCGTTGTGCCGAAGATTCCAACGCACGTTTTCTGACTGCAGAAAAGTGCAGCGTGTCATGGAGTGATTCAGAATGCAAGATGTGGGAGGATGGCGTCCGCCTAATGACAGCATTCATTGGCACAGATGCTGGTCGTATGCTGCCTAAATCTGTTTACACTGATTCTGCTAAAGAAACAATCAGGTGGATGATAAGAGAACTTCAGAACATTCAGCGTTCAAAGGAAACCATCCAAACTCCAGAACCTATAAAGCCGGTTGAACAACCAGCTACAAACACGGAACATCGCAAGCCAGGCCGCCCAAGAAAAGCTGAAAAGCAAACTGATAACTTGCCTAATGCAGGTTGTGCCACAAATCGCCCAAAGCATATTGACCAGTATGTTCATCTACTTCCTAAGAAAACTCAGGAACGAGCATCACTTGTAAAGGATCTGTTACAGAGGGAGGAAGTGGCACGTGAGAATGCCCGTCTTTTGATGAACGATGAAAATGCTTCTCCTGCAGAACTTGCTAAATGGTCCTCTCTTGCCACGAAATGCGATAATGAGGTGCGTAGTATATATAGAGAATTAGATGAAGAGTGGGATAAGTTGGTGAAGAGTGGAAGGGTGATAGTTGACGACCTTGGCAATGCACGTGTTGTTGACAATGGGGAATCATCTACGACTACTGAAACAGCGGTTGCTACGGAACCAAGTTCGGATGTGCAAGATATAGCCGCAAAGCGTCGTTCTCTTCGCAAATGGCTTGTCGATACCCGTCGTGGTAATGGTGACACCAGAGATGAGCATGTCAAGAAGTGGAAAGAATCCTACAAGGAGTATCTTCAAATAGAAAGTTCGGCTGCAAAGGATAAAAAGATTGTTGCCGCCGCAAAACACTACGGCATTAACATCGCTGCTCTTGAGACAAAGAATGAAAAATGAAAATCAAAGGCCGAGAAAATGCTCTAACGGTTGGTGGGAGGTGTTCAACCCGCAGGACGGCATCTCACACATGTACGGTAATAAACATGCAGCCGAAAAAGCACAGAGGCAAATCAACCAAATCGTAAATCAAAATGACATTTCAAAGTATCGTTCGTAAATGGTGTAGGATATACAAACCTATGCTTGACAGTCCGAAGAACAGGCGCTTCTACCTGACCGACTCAAAGGAAGGTGTTGTGGAACTGGCTAAAGGTATTACACCATCACTATCGCCGTGCGTAGTAATGGAGGCCGCTATTGAGGGCGGCGGAAAAATCACACGCCCAGACCGCACCTACCCTATCTATTTCTTTGTCCGTGCAAGAAAGATGTCGGATGGCGACGCTGCTGTAGAGGCAAACGAAGAGGCATGGTTTCACGCACAGAATTTCCTATCGTGGCTCAAGAATAAACACGACGAGGAGGTGAATGAGAATATCGACGGGGACTTTGCACGTATCGACCTTGATGACGAAGTTCTCCAATTTATGACGATTGACCCTGTGGAGGATGGATGGCATGCTGTGTTGATACAACTTGACCGTGCGGAGCCATTAAATCTTTGCGAAAACAAAGATTTATATATAGAAGAGTAACCTTAACGCTTAATAATCATGATTGCAAATCCTATGAGAGCACAAGATGCTCAGAAGCCGAATGGCATCCTTTCGCGTTTAGCAGTATTGCTGACAGTTTTCAACAATCGGAAGTAATTAAACAGTAACCAGTAAGAGAAAGGGAGGCGTTTTTGCCTCCCTTTCTCTGTCTATGCCTTCTCTCCTGCGATTGTATCAACTGTTCCTGTTTTCGAGTTGTCGAGTGTGGTGAGTGTCTGCTGCTTGATAACAAACACAGCATGGCTGTCCCACTTGTTGAAGAGACATACAGTGTTGAGGAATTTCAGGTAGAGCCGTTGTTTGGTGGATAGTTGCTGTTGTTTGAGCAGGTGCATTTCTCGAAGGGCTGTTCCACCATTCGATGCTGCAACCATTGGCACTCCGACCAGTCGCGGGTCAACTTGTAGGGCAAGGAAGATAGGGGACGTTGAAAGTTCCAGCTCCTCTTTGCCAGCAGTCACAGCAGCCTTGGTTGTTTCTGCCACGTCTGCTATCTCTATATTGTGATGTTCTTTGCCGTCTTGTCCGAGGAACATAAATTGCCGCATCATCTTGCCGTTGTTCTCGCGATGGCGCAGGAACTCTTCCATCTTTCCGTCCAGCTCGTCGATGTACTTTTGTTGTTCATCGGGTTTTCCCTGATATCCTTTATCGGCAAAGACCATATTGAGGTAGTCAAGACTGATGTAGATGATTTTCCCCCACGATGTTTTGTTCTCTCGTGCTTTGGCTTTGTCATAGAGTATTGTTGAAGAGAAGTCGTAGGCCTTCGATGTGAAGATGCTCCACCATGCCGGTTGTGGGTAATAGGGCTTCTGTCCGCTTGGATAATATGTGGGACAAACAACCCATGTAGGCCGTTGCTTGATGCTGGTCTTCTGATTGTCATCAACGATGAAGCGCAAGTCAGACAATAGATGTTGTGGCATGGCAGCAGGGTACATGACATACTTCTTTGCATCTGGTGTAGTGGATGAACCGCCTATGCCATTTGTTCGCCAGGAGTCAGAGAAGTACACGTGGTTGATGTGTCTATGTTCATTCATTTTCTCCAACCTGCAAGAGTGGGCTGGCAGCATGTCAACCCTGACAATCTTCGGGTCCCATTTCCCGCGTCTTCCGCGCTGGAAGCCTACGGTTGGGAAATAAATATCGAGCATCACATCATCTTGCTCGCACTGTACGAAATGCAGATCGAGATTATTATCTTCCAAAAATTCCTTTGCCCCTGGAATATGAGTTGTCGTCCCATCCACCTCTTTAATGTCTTCCCCAAACCACGTTTTCTTCCAGGACTCAAAGAGTTCATTCCAATACTCTTTGCTAAGTCCAGTACGAAGAGTGGCAGGCTTATCCTCTTGCGCGAGTGCGTCAACGGGTACTATGTTGCCATTCGCATCCTGAGCATACGGGGCGCAATAGTCTTCCTCAAACAATGTTTCTTCCATCTTTGCGATGTCCGGCTCTTCATCGTCTTGTGCTTTTTGAATTTGTAATCTGAGGAAATAACCGGCATCTTGATATTCGGAAAGCGTACCGTCAGGGAATCGGTACATCAACTTTGGCCCAAGTCCGGCAGTAAGGTCGGCTATATATCGCAACGGTGCTGCGGTATAGGGGCTGGCAAGTGCAAGTGGCGGAATGGTTGACGGTACGTTATCGCCACTACCCCACTTCACGTATCCAAGTCCGAGTGTCTTCCCGTCAGCGCCTGTTACAGAAGTCTCTTTGTTGTCACGGTTGTCAAACGACCACGCAACATTTGCCAACGGACCGCTCGACCAACTTCCTGCACCAATAATGGAGGACATGTCCTGTGCTCCTGCCTGTGCGGGGTCTTCACCACCAATAGATAGCTCTCTGACAAGTCCAGGCTTCAGGGCTTCGAGCGCCACGAAACCTCTGCTTCTCAAATCGCTGTCCAGTTTCTGAAATTCACCAAACGTCTTCGGATGGTGAATAGGAATTTTATTCTTTCCCATAGTTATGTCAATTAGTTATTTGCAGGCAAGATAGGCCAAAACGTGTCGGAAATCAAGGGAAATTAACCGAGTATTCTTAGGTTAGAGTATCTTCCCATCAGAGCGCCTCCTACTTTTGGCCTACCCTCTCCGTGGAAGCGGACACCAATTAGCAGGTCGTCGAGGGCATCCGTTATGTCGGTCCTGGTGCGTGGGTCGCCGCCAAGTGAATCTTCATCGGTATTCTTCAGTTTCTCCCTGCTTTTATCCTTTCTGAAAGTTCCAGGCACAAGTCCGGCGTTCTCTATGGCTGTGATGAGATAGTCATTCCTTCCGGCCTCGCGGTTGATGCGCAATGCTGGTGTAGCCTGAAAAGATAGGACGTCATTGATGAATTGGTATTTATCCTCCCTGAACATGGCACCTCCCATATCCACGTCATTCACTCGCCATCCCATCTGAGTGAGTTCCTGCACAACCACTTTGTCAAATCGGTTGTCATCAGCTCCTTCAACGGCATAAGCAGTACTTCCGCCCTGCTTGATTGTGGCCGTATAGTAGAAGATGACATTTCCATTTCTGCGTAGGTGTGGCTTATAGTATTGCGTGAAGTCACGGCAAAGCGCACGGAGCTTCCTTTCATTCATTACGAAGAGTGATTTCAGTATCAGCAGTGATGGATGTCCTTCAAATGTTCTTGTCTGTCCGACCACCATACAGTTCAAATTAGCGTTGCAGTCGATGGCAATCCTCAATGGTTCCGTGTAGTCCACGTCAATATCGAGCGAACAGTTGTCCGCTGCGCTTTGGCATTGTTCAAAGTCGATACTTTCTGTCTCATAAGATGTAGGCCACTTCTGGGCATCAAGAGCCTTGCCTTTTTGCCTTACCGTGAACTTGTCTGCCATGAGGTCATACGTCACCACATCATCGCAAGTATAGCCGTGAATGTCTATATCAAAGTTGCTGTAGAAGCCATCCTTTGCTGCTCCCTTCTTTTGACCCATTATCTGTATTCTGAACATCAGGTCAGGCAACTCCCGCTTCATCTGACGTATCCACGCTTCACCTCCCAACATACTTGCATTTTCCACGGAGCTAAAATTCCAAAAACATTCCGACTGCGAGCGCAGTAGGTGGAGCTTCTTCAGGAACGATTCATTTTCCGCAAGTTGCAAAGCAAGTCGTGGATTGTACTTCTGCAGGTAATTCAATTCTGCCAGCATCTCGGCAATCTGTTCGTTGATATCCTTCGTCTCGTACATCTCTTCCTTTTCCCAGAGGCACTGACTTTGTGTCAGTCCGGCATCGGAAACGAACATGGTAGAGCAGTAGTAATTGTTAATTTTGGGGTCTGTGCCATAGCCCCATTTCTTCATTTCCACCTTGCGGGCTTGTGGTGGCATATAGTCACCACGAAGTGTAGGAAAGACCTCTTCCTTGACGCGCTGCCAAGGAACATACTTTGTCTCATCCCCTGAAATCCATGCAGAATTTATACCATTTGCACTGCCTCTTACTGCCATTGATATGGCCATTAGGACTGCACCATTTTGGAAATGCACGCAATTTTCCCATACCCTCGGCTTCGCCAAAGGAGTCTCCCAATGGAGTTTAGCTGGAGCTTGTCCTCGGAAATAGAAAACGCCCTCCATAAAGCCAAGCTGGTTGAAAACCTTCAGACAGTTAGGCATTGTTCTGCACATCAGTTGCTTTGCACTAGCACCTACAAAAAGTCCCATCTGCCTTCTCAGTCCGAGCGCACACTTCAGATTGTGAAATCCAAGAAGTGATGTTTTGCCAAAACCACGGGCAGCACGTACTTTTGTGTTTTTCGAGCCGAAGTTGTAAATATCCAACTGGCCACGGTGCATGTATATCTTGTGGACACCATCGCCCAGCAGGTCAATCTCGCCTCCGCGCTCTGGCTGCGGTTCCTCAAAGTCCGGCAGCATCTTCGCCTCTAATTGGTCGCTGCTCACATTCGGGTTCGTTCCTAATCTGCTCATAGATGTCTCATTTTTGCGTTGATGATTCACGCGATGCCTCAAGCACAGCCACTTTGTCTTCTATCATCTGTCGCTTCTCATCGACATAGCCGCCGTACTTCTGCATGATGCGCCGCGACATCTCATCGTCGATATTCTCCTTCGTGTCGTCAACATCTCTTATGTTAAGCGTCACTACTGGCGGCAGGAATGCCACATTGCTCATGTCTGCCTGCTCGTTCTCTGGCTGGTCGAGGTGGTCGAGTTTTATACTAAGGTCGGCACCTTTGGCAAGTGCGGTCACATTGTCAGTCTGCATCCCGATATCCATCAGTCTGTCGGTTGCTGCCCGCACCTTCATCTCTCTGTCTTTTCTGCTCGGGCCTTTCATGTTGTCGATGACGAACTCCAGCATCTTCATCCACCTTCGCGCCCATGCGTAGGCATTCTTCTGTGCCACATCATTATATCTTCCTTTTGCCAGCTCATAGAACATGGCATGGGCATCGAGGAAAGGATTTCTCTTATAAATCCAGTACACATGGTCCACTATAGCCACATGTTCTTTCTGCTTCTGAGAAAGGTTCAGATGTTCTATAGTCACCGCATTTTGGAAGTGCGCAATCAATGCAATCTTCACTTTTTGCGTCAACACATGCTCGTTTGTCGTTGTTGTCAATTCTTGTTCCATATTTCCGAGTATTAGGATTATTCCGAAACTTCCTCCGCTTCATCCCAGCCATCGTTGCCGATGCAGTCGTCCTTCTCTCTGAGGAACATCACTCTGCTGCTTCCGAGGTTATGCCAACGGAATCCCTGTTTCAGCAATGCCAGCTCCGCCTGCGGCCACGGGTCGCCAAGGTCTATGCTTGCATGTAGTCCCATTGCTGAACGTAGTTGTCCCTGGTCCATCACCTCACATGGTATCTGGAAGCGTGGCAACGGAATCCATCGTTGTGCAAACGCCTCTACTGCCAGTTTTATGTTTTCCTGTGCGGAGGTTATATCCGTCACCTTCGACGGTATCTTCTCTTCTTTTTCTTCTTTCTCTTTCCTCATGCTGATAATTTTTCGCCGATGATATGGAATAGTGCCAAGTCTTTCTTTGCTACATGCCACTCTTCGCTTGAATTGCTGTAACGCCCAGCCGCAAGTTGCTTCAACAGCGTAAAGGCATCCAGTTCCGGGTGTTTCTGCGTGCGTCGCCATACATAACCGACGCGCTCTATTCGGTCTCTCATGTCGCGTGGGATGTCCATATCCAGAATTGACACCCCGTCACGCAGATGCCGGAGCGCTTCCTCTACTGTCTTCCGGCTTACTGTAAAAACTTTTTTCATAGGCACTATCCTACTGTCAACCAAACTCTCTCACCGCTTTTTATGGCCTGCTCAATCTTGGTGTTAAGAAGGTTTGTCCAATAGCGGCTGTTGCTTACTTTGCCGACGATGTCGTTAATGCCAGGAGCGAGGCATCCCTCCAGTTGTGACGCATCGTTTGCACTGTGTATTCTCACACCGCTCCACCCTGGCACATCCTTCACGAGAGGTAAGTTCTTCTTGAACTTTGGGCTGTATGTGATAACGACCTCGTAAGTGCCGCGAGGAATGGCCGTCTGTCCTGGAACTTTGAGTGCCTTGATGGTTTTGAGGTCCATGTCCTTGTTGAGCCCTCTGTCTTCGTCTTCGAGGATATTACAGAATCTCTTTCCGTCGCCGAAGCGCTCACCATTCACGAAGACTCGGCTAATGGTATAGCCTGTTTTCGTCCAACGTCTGTCTGCTCTAACATTCATAATGATTTCAGTTTTTTGGTTACTAATTGTCAGGATATTTTTCCGATGGTGTTTACCTTCCAATAGACTATCTCGCCATCGAGATCAAGGCCAGTGCAGCACTCTATCTCGAAGAACTGTGGGTATCTCAGTTTATAGCCATATCCACCAGTAATTTGGCCCCATTCTTTTTCCAATGTCTGCGTCTTGTATGTTGCAGAACTTTCTTCGGTTCCATTTTTATTCTCTCTTGACAGTTTGACATAGAACTCAAAGTCGTGAATAGTTATATAACTGTCATTTACTCCCTTAAACTGGCACCGTATTCCACATCCGTCCTTCACATACACGAGAACTTTCGTCCCAATAAAAGAGCGGGCATAGTCTTTTTCAGCTTCTGTAGGTGGTACACACTCATATCTGTCATAGGTGTTATTATACGCAATCTTCACTGCAGAAGAACAGAACACAGGCAGATGCAGGAACGGCATAAACCTGTCTCTCACTTCAATGAAACTTCCACACATATCAAGGTTAATGTCCCTATAATCTATTCCAGCAGGAGAACTTTTCGTGTAGTAATCAAATGATGAGTTGTCAAGAACCACCTTGCTCCTGCGTATTGCACCAGATGAGAACCCGTAGCCTTGAATCGTCATGCCTGTCAGTAAGTCAACGGCATATCTCGGAGCAAAGTGTGCGACACCATACGACCACTCATCAAGATAGAGATGCCCATACTCGTCTGCTTCCCCAACCTTCTTCTTTGGCTCCGATTCAAGCCCGAAATCATAGTACCCGCTTACAGAGACGCAGAACAATGCTATGCGCGTCCGCTCAGATGCGTCCTGCGTAAATAGGTCTGTGATATTCAGTATGTGGTTATTCCTCGCCAACTTCAAATTGTATTGCGGAAGTTGCTGAACATTAAGTTCCGAGCCCGTGGATTGTGCCGTAGTCTTCACGTAATATGTCACGTCCTTTTCGAGGTATTGGTACGATAGCAATTGGCAGCTGTGTATTTCTGTGATACCGCTGTCGTTTTTCCCAACAAGTATAGGGTTTTCGCCATGTGACAGTTTCCTCTCATACTTAACTTCTCCATAGCTTGTCGGTTTTTGTTTATCAAAGAGAGTGTATGGAGGTATCTGTGTCTCTGTGTTGCCAGACGGATTATGAGTTTTTACGGTTTCCTTGTCTTTCGTCTGATAACTATGATTGGCTATCTGCCCATTCGTTGACATCATCCAGTCACCGCTGAACCGCGCACCGCCGAACTGCGCGAACTGTGCAAAGATTGCTTTGGAGATGATGTACTTGTTCTGGTTCTGCATAGGCTCCCAAAGGTCGGGATGTAGATTAGGATTATAGCGTCCGCTGGCCGCAGGAGCCGTTATCGTGCCTTCACCGATATAGAGGAAGTAGGCTGTGTTCGTTATGCCGTTCTGCGTTGTGGTATAGCTGATGAACGGACGCTCATAGTCTGTAGTCTTAATCTGCGTATTGGCGGCTATATATTCATCGTCATTCTCATCCGCCCATTCTCCGAGGTAGTAGTAAGACGGGCCTGTAGCACCAACCGTACCATTAACGAGAATGGGTACGGTAGTACTGCAAAGCTGTCCAGTGACATTTGCTTCTTCCACCGTTCCGGCTGTGTTCTTGCAGATGATGAACTCAACGGCATCATAGTCAGCAACCGGTGCATCTTTGAGCATACCATCATCGTAGTCCGAACTGCTGGAACTACTTGAATCACTTGAACTGCTGGAGCTGCTTGAACTGCTTGAATCGCTTGAACTGCTGGAGCCGGATGTCTCCTCAGCGTATGCAGAATACAGATAATAAGTCCCTGCCCACGCACCTGTGTTGCGGTAGCGGAAACGGAAGTATAGGTTGTAGAGTTCGTCAATCTGACTTGCTACTGAATCCACAACCGTCACGTTGTTGTTGATGTCGATTTTGGTGTAGCCGCAAGTGAGCGTGAACTTGGAAGGCTCAAACCCGTTGCTGCTGCGAATCACCAGAATCTGATTCTCGCTTGGCAGTATGCTGTACCTGTCGTTGCCCCTTGCATTCACGGTCAAAACCTTGTCGTCGTTGAAGAGCACATTGCCGTCAACCTTTCTTGCAATGGTGAACGTGAACCTGTCTATGCCGTTGGTGATGACAGCAGCCGTGTTGTAGGTGATGGTGATGAGTTGTGAAACACTGTCGTATGTAACGTATATCCCTTGTGCCGACCACCTCTGCGCTGCGCTGGACCATGACATATTCGTGCCGTTGCGCTTCACTGCTGTAATGGTTGGTGTCAGCGATTCTTCGCCCTTGAAGAGTTTTGCCACTGCATAGATGGTCTGCTCCATAGTTGGCTTGCCTATGCCGGTAATGTAAAGCGTAGCCACCTCTGTGTCGAGCGAAGCAACGTATGGACTCACGCCGTCTTTCCCATATTTCCTGTGCAGTGTTGCAGCAGAGAAATCTTGCCAAACGCCATCTACCTTCTTGCGCACAGCCTGGTACTCACACGGCCAGTCAATGCTTACGCCCATCGGGTCGTCGGTAAATCTGTTGGCTGCAAACTTTGTTGAATCGTAGTTATCAACCGCAGGACGATACTCATCCGTAAACTTATTGTACGTCTTGCTGCCAATAGTATATTCATCGTAACCGATTGTCGGAACCGTGTCCTCTTCGCTTGCCCGCATATAGACATACTCATATCCGTCGGCATCTTTGCCCTTCTGGTAATTCCATTTGTAGGCGCGGAAGTCTGTCGGGTCTGCCTCTGTCTCGTTGGTGCAGAAGCCAATCCAGTCGTGATAGGCATTGTCGTAGTTCGTTGTGAAGCCCTCTGCACTTATCGGTGTAAGCTCTTCTTCTTCAGAACTGGATGAACTGCTGGAACTGCTCGAACTGCTCGGAGATGCGAAGGTGATGTTGTCCGCCCATGCCATGTGCATGTAGCTGTTCACGCCATCCTGCCCACGGAACTCTCCAAGGTCGCGCCAGCCATGCGGGACATTGCTCTCCTGACTCACGCCGTCGTAGAAATAGAGGTGTCCATTCGACCTCACGCTATAACAGTCACCTACATTTACGTTTGTCAGGCCCTCCAACGATGTGTGTACGCCAGACACGTCCTCGAACACCTGGTCAACCGTTCCTTTCAGTTCAACGCCTGTGCCGTTTTTGCCTTCTGCAACGACAGGGTTATTGTTGCCGTCAACCAGGATCTGTCCGTTTACCGTCCATACGACTTGACCATTATAGGTAGTAACGCCTATGGAAGGCATCTCACCGTCGCACACCTTGTCGATAGTGAAGACGAATTGCTCTGTACCGATAGTGAAGGTTGCGGTAATCTTCTTTACGCTGCTGCTGTTGATGGTGCTGTCAACCGGCAGTGTTCCTGTCATGGGACTGCCACTTGATATGTTTTGCGATGCCGAACTGCTCCCGTAGGTGAACTGGACTGTTCCTGCGCCAACCTCCGTTTCTTCCTGATTCTTGCCGACGCGCTTCCTCAGCGTGGCAGTGATGTTATTGTTCAGGTTATTAAGGTTCTTCAGTTGGCCCTCACTCGTTGCAGCCAGCATCAGGATGTCCGACCCGTTCAGTTGCCAGCGGCAGCGGTAGGAAACGCCATCGTCGCCATCCTCGCCGTTCTCTACGAGCTTGGTGGCACTGCTCCACTCCGATGTCAGTATCTCATCGAAATCCGTTGTGCCGAGTGCGGCGGCTTGACGCACATAGCATGGGTTGGTTCCTGAAGGTACGCCTCTCGACCATCCGTTGAGTTGTTCTATTGCCAGAGGCGAAAGTGCGTCTCCGTCGTCATAGAGCTGTCCGTCCGAGAATCGGTAGAACATCGAGCCAGTCGGTTTGTCGTTCTGGATGTCTGTTTCTGACAGAGCACTACGCTTGTAGATGAATATGGTCGCATAGTTGATGCCGTGCTCTCCGTCATTGCCAGGCTGACCGTTACTTGCGAACAGCACAGGGGCTACCCACTCGCTCGGCTCAATGTCGTCGCTCTCTGTTGTGCTGTAAGCCACGGCAGCCGTCATGTATATTGGGTCTGTCCCATTTTGTACCGTTGGGCTCCATCCGTCAACTGTTGTGACTTCATTCGTGCATGAGGGATTGGTGTACAGCTTCTTTGTGTCGAACTTATAGTAGAGCGTTGACTGTATGTTCTGAACAGTGATACTTGCCGAACTGCGCTTGTAGAGGTAAACCGTGGCAGTGTTACCGCCAGGCGTACCGTCACTGCCTGTTGCGCCATCGCTGACGACGGCAACAGTGGTGTTGAAGAGTTCAACGCGGGCTGTCGGAACGGTATTGTTATAGAGGCGTAGCACTCTGCTCTTCTTGTCGGAGAAGATACTCGCTGCAATGATTGCGACACCGTTCACGAAGTTGACCGTATATTCAGGGTTGTCGTTGTACCCTGCATATTCTTCTTCGTAATAGTCACTCGAACTGCTTGAATCGCTTGAACTGCTGTCGCTGCTACTGCTGTCGCTGCTACTGCTTGAAGAAGGCGACGATATGGCTTGCCGTGTCAGCAATAGGTGTGCCGCATTTATCTGCGACTGTGTAAGGATGCTCTGCGAGCCGTCCATCCTTGTGCGTCGCACCTGTACCCTCACACCCTCTGTTGGTGTGTAGAGTCCCGTTTCCGGACTGAAGTGTATGATATTCGACGATAGCACTAACTCGTAGCGCTCCTGTGTCTCTGTGAGGATGGTTATTGTTCCTGTTGCCAGCACCTCTGGTTCCGGCTCCTGTTCGGACGATGAGTTGCTATCCTCGCCCTCTTGGTCTTCCTGTGAAGGTATTGGAGTCGGCAATATGCCCCAAGCCTTGATGGTGAATGTTGCTGCCACCGCGCCGTTGAAGTCATCCACAGCATTTGTCACGTTGTGCTGGTGCTTCAGTGTGATGCCAGTCTCTATCAGGTCCTCTTTGGTATGGTTGGTATGGTTGCCATTCCATGCGTTATCAGACGCGGCATTGCCAGTGTCACGCTCCAAGCTCCAATACTGCACCAAATCGTTGGCATCCGTTTCCCAGCCCTTGATGAGATTGGCATAAAGCTTGATGGTCTCGTTCCAGTCGATGTATGGAGGGTCGGCATCTTTCTTGTCGTTAGAGATGACCACGCGCAGCGGAAGGTCGTCTTCTATAACCCGCCAACTGTTGTTATATTGCTCAGTGCCGAGGATGCCGGTGTCGAAGTCCACCGTGCGTTGGTTCGTCTCCAGGTCTATTGCCGATACCGTGCCGAGTTTCACATAATAGATATTCCCTTGCTGCGGTACATATCCCTGTTCAAATCCTGTCGGCGTGACGTGCGTATATTTGTCAATGTAAACTCCATCGACCAACTGCATTGCGGCGAAGACGAGGTATGCGCTGTCCTGTTTCAGACGCGCATAGATGGTATAAGGGCCATCTCCGCCATTCAGTTTTCTGTTCCTGCCTGTCAGCGGCCACTCGCGGAACTTTCCGTCGCGGTCTTTGAGGTCGTTGGCAGCGGAACTATATACCTTGATTTTCGTGCCACTCTGGATATTGACCGCCAAGTCATTGGCAGAACTGTTCGCATTGGGTGTAATGCCTATTGAATTGGGATTGATGTAATATAATGGATTGCTGCGCATCTTGTTTGTGATTTGACGATTAACTATTCTGTATTGTGGCTATTCAATGTACGACTGCCCATACCGCTGTGCTTCCTTCTTGCCCTGGTCGTAGCCATAGACGATGCCGTCCTTTCCGTAGCGGCTCACAACAGCCTTGATGGGTTGTGCGAGGCGTTCAAGGAGCGCTTCCTGTATGGCGCTGTTGCGGTCGAGCGTGGCTTGCATGGCGATGATGTCCATACCGCCGGTAGATGTGCCGAGTGCTTCGCTGCTTGCGTCGAAGTCGTCGAGGTTGCCTTCTGCGAAAGCTGGAATACCTTTGCGTAGAGATGAGCGTCGCAGTCGCCCTCCGTTGTAGAGTGTCTGAATGGCACGCCAAATGCCGTTATCGTTCATCTGGATTTGCCGTGTTGTTCTTGCATCAATAATCGCTTCCCTACCCTTCTCGCCTGCCAGGTGGAACTCAGGGCCGTTGGTGATGTGAGTCTTGGGGTTCTTGCCCGTGTAGCGGGCGCGGTACGTCCTGCCGTCGGCGGCATCCACGTTGTACGTCCGTCCTTCCTGCAAAGAATCGGGGTCGGTGAACTCGTTGACATTACCTTCCGCATAGGTAAGCATACCAGTTACAAGGCGGCCAGAAGCAACGCTATTGCTCGTGCCTGTTGCAGAAGCAATCTCGCTCTTTCCCTTTGCAATGGCGCTTGCTGCCAAGCCCATCAAGCCACCAAGCAAGCCTGTGAAGATAGCGAAGACGGGAACGGCACCCCAGCCGAGTTGCTTCCACAGTTTGGAGAGAACGGCGGGCGAATCGGCGGCGGTGCTTGCCGTGGTTTCCGACATCTTGGTGGTCAGCATCGTAATGGCGGTGTTGCCTGCTGCCTGCACAGCAATAGATGCGAACTTCTGCGACCACGACATGTTGTCGTTCGACACGGCAGCGTATGCGGCTCCGTAGAGGTTGGCGGCTTGCGTCATCCTTGCGAAGGCAGACTGGGCGGATGTAGAAATCACCTGGTCGGTATTCTTCTCTCCCTGCTGAATCGCCTTCTGGTCTTTTAGAATTGCATCCTTTGCTTCTGCGCTTGCATTCATCTTGGCTTTGTAAGCCTCGAATGCCGCACCTTCGCCATCCTCTACTGGCAGAGGCATGGGTGTTGTGTCTGGACCATTGTCATAGCCAATATGTTCCAGCGGTTCAATCTCTACGGATGGCTTTTTCTTGCCTTCGCCGCCAACCATATCACCAAGGTTTTGCGAACTTGCGAACGATGTATCCGCCGTGAAACCGGAGCCCTTTTCGCCGCTCATAGAGCCTGTCAATGCTATCAACGCCTCCGTGTTGGCCTTTGTGGCATCCGTGTTCATATCGATGCTCTGGTTCTGAAGCATGGCGTTCAGCTGGTCCGTTATCGTGTCATTGAGCTTCTGGTTGATGTCGTCCATCACTTTCTTCCAAGCTTCGGCCTGGGCATTCTGGCGCTCTATCTCGAACTTGCGCTCTGCGGCCTGCATCTCGTTGAGCGTTTCGTAGTGCGCCGTCGCGTCGCTCGTGCCGGCATTGTCGATGACGATGTACTGCTGCGTTTCGCCCGTGCCGCCCGTCAGTTGGAGCTTGGCGCGTTCGTTGTAGAACTCTGCGGCTCCCGCGTTCGATGCCTCGAAGACGCTCTGCATGGAGCTGTATATCAGGTCGGCGTACTCGCGCATCGCGGTGTAGAGCCTGTTCTGACTCTCCTCCAGCTTGTTTGCAATCGCCACGCGCTGCTCGTCCAGCTTCACCTGTTCCTGCGTCAGAGCAAGGTTCAGGCTCTTCTGCAAGTGCTCCGCATCCTCCAGTTTGCCAGCGTCCTTCAGTTGCTTAATGCGAAGAAGCCCAACCTCCCGCATCTTGTTATAGTACGTCGCTTGCATGGCGAGGCGGATTTGCATCTGCTTGATGGCGAGTTTGTCGGCCACGCGCTCGCTGGCTTGTCCGGCTCCGATGAGCGAGTTGGCCCGCTTCACGCTGTCCTCCAGGAGTCCCATCTGACTCAGTGCCCGCTCGAAGGTGTCCTTGCGGCTCTGGTCCTGACCGGGCGCGATGTCCGCCCACCATATATCAACTTGCTTTTTGATAAGCGAAGCCTCTTTCTTGATAGCTTCCTGCACGGCATCGTAAGCGGTACGCAACTGTGCCAGGAGAGCCTGCTTCATCTTGTCGCTCTTGGCTATCTCGTCAGCCCACGTCTCAAAGCCACGGTCATACATGCGCTTCAACAATTCGTCGATTGTCAGCGAGTATGCGTTTTCAGCCTCTCCGAGCATGAATGCCACACGTTGTGCGTTTTGATTCACGTAGGCAGCATCGTCATATACTATTTCGCGCCCCTCTTCCAGAGCCTTTGTGTTTGCTGCATCCATGTCGGCGAACAGGATGCCAAGCTCTGTCAGATTGTGTTGGAGGTTCTTGGTGATGCCGTCGTAGGGACGTTCCTTGTTGATGATGTCCTCGATGGCCTTTAGGTGCTTGACGGTTATGGCACGCATGGAAGCCAGGTCTTTCTCGGCAAGGTAGTTGTTGCGCTTGCGGTCACGCTCCCAAGCAACAGCCCATTCTGCCTCTATGCCGCTCCATTCCACCTCGTCCAATTCTGCCACGCTCTCCCACCACTGGCGGAACTGTTGGATGAAAGCCTTGTCCTCGGACGTGAAGCTGTCGCGCAGGTCGTGGCGTTTCTGTAAGTGTTCTTGCTCCAGCGCCTCCATGCGGCGGTTGTATTCCTCCTCGGAAAGACCTTCCTCTATGCGGGCATCGTCGATGACCGTCTTGCGCCACTCGTAGTAACGCTCCAGCTCGGCAATGGCAGATTCGCTCATCACCTGCTTTGGCTTCTTTGAACGTCCTTTTTTCGGGTCGAGCCATGCACCGGTATTGGTAAGGTTACGCTCGTGTAGCTCTTCCTGAATCTTCAGTCGCTCCTCATTGTACCAGGCAATGACGGTGCGCATGTCGGAGGACATACCATTCTCAATTGCTTTTTGCAGTGCCTTGTCCTGTTTGAGTACGGACTGCACATCTGTACCTTCCGATAGAGCACGAACAAAGGTATTCATGCTCTTACGGCGGGCTACAAGCGCGTCGGCATCCCACTGCTCGTAGGGAGTTTCGGCGGTTGCCTTATCGCCCCACGGGTTCTTGGGCTTGTATGAGTCACCTGGGTTGTTGACACTCTTATAGGCATCGCCAGCCTCCTCAATCAGCTTTTCGCGCTGCTCACGCAATTCCTTCATGCGCTTGTCGCCATTCTCGCGCAGAGTTTTATAGGATTCTTCCTCGTCCTTTTCTGCACGATCAAAGTAGTTTTCAGAATTGGCAAGCAGTTTCTCGTAGGCATCCATCTGTCTCAATAGAGCCGCTGCACGTTCCTTGCGCGTGGTATCATCGGCTTTCCTATATAGTTCCTCCAAATGCTTCAGGCCGGTTTCCTCACCCTCGTCTATAGCTTTGAACTGCTCTTCCAGCTCCTGCTGGGTGCCTTTGGATGTTTTTGTTCCAGTCCTTGCAGCTTTAATATCTGCATCAAAACTTTCGTTGATGACTTGTCTTGCCTCTTCTATTTTTAATTCTTGCTTGCGCAATTCTTGGGCAGCATTTATGATATTTGAATAATCCCAGGACTCGACAATAGTGGATTTTTCGCTAACACGTATGCCGTATTTTGATAGTATATTTTCAACATTAGTTTCAAAAGCGTGGTAATCGTTTATGTTTTGTTTAATAGCATTGTTTATGTCTTTTCTGATACCTGCAGCGATTGTTGGGTCTGTTACTAAATCGCTTATTTCGCTATACAGGTTTTTCCTTTTTTCGTCACGTTTGCCTCCAAATTCCTCCTCTACACGTCCGTATGCGGACTCCTTTTGTTTCAGCAGGATTGTTTCACGCAACTTTGCATTGATAAGTTCGCGAGCGTTTGCCAACTCCTGCGACGTGCTGATTTCTGAGAGCATATAGCCCAGATATGGTTCATACTCCTGATTGAGTTTGCGGATGGATGAAGCATGGTCATCGTTAGCCTTGGCTGCTTTTTCCTCGGCAATCTTCAAGTCGCTCTCCGCTTTCTCCAACTTTTCAACACTCTCGCGGCTGCCGTCAAGGGCATTTTTTGCTTCGTCAACAGCTTTCTTAGCGGATTCTACTTCTTT